GGGTCTATAAACTTGAAGAGGCGCAGGCTGTAACAGACGAAAAAATCAAGGTGGCGAATCACCGCCTCGATGATTTAGAACGGAAAGGAGCATAAAACATGAGCAATAAAGCTTATGACCTGATCAAGACCATAGCCCTTTTACTCGTCCCGATTTTGACCTTGGCGACCACCTTGGTCAACATTTGGGGCATCGCGCATGCAGACCTCTGGGCGGCGACCTTCGCCGCGATCGATGTTTTTGTCGGCGCGGTCGTGACGGTCGCGAAGAAGCTGTACGATGAACGGCACAAAGACGAGGAAAAGGCCGGTTGATCCGGCCCGGAAGGAGGAGAAAATGTCAGATTATTACGCTTCTAAAGTCATCGCCTACGCGAAGAGCCAGATCGGCTACCACGAGAAGGCGACCAATGCGCAGCTGGAGGACAACACCGCCAACAGCGGCGACCAGAACTGGAACAAATACGCCGCCTATATCGACAAGAACTTCCCGGACTTCTACAACTACCCTAAGAACATCGGGATCCGCGGCGAGTGGTGCGATATCTTCGTGGACGCGTGCATGCTTCACAGCTTCGGCGAGGCCGGCGCGCTTTATGTGACCTGCCAGCCGAAGAAGTCCGCCGGCGCCGGGTGCTACTACTCGGCCCAGTACTACAAGCAGGCTAACCGGTGGTTTACCAGCTCGCCGAAGGTGGGCGACCAGATCTTCTTCGGTGACTACGACCATACCGGCCTGATCGTTGACATCGCCGGCGGAGTGATCACCACGGTTGAGGGCAACAAAAACAACCAGGTCGCCGAGTGTAAGTACGTCGTTAATCATCCGTATATCAAAGGTTTCGGCCGTCCTCGCTACGATGCCGAGCCCAAGACGGAGACGCCCACGCCGACCACCAAGCCGGCAGAGCAGAAGCCGGCGACCGTCACCGAGTACAAGATCAAGAGCGGCGACACGCTGAGCGGGATCGCCGAGAAGTACAAGACGACCGTCGACGAGCTGGTCAAACTTAACGGGATCCAGAACCCGAACCTCATCATCGCCGGCCAGACGCTCAAGATCCCGACCGCGGAAGCGGGCCCGAAGACCTACACCTACAAGATCCAGCCGGGTGACACCCTGACCGCGATCGCCAAGAAGTACGGCACGACGGTGAGCGCGATCGCCAAGGAGAACGGCATCAAAAACAAGAACCTCATCATCGCCGGCGATACCCTGAGCATCACGGTGTAAATATTTGCCCTTTCGTGTCCACTTTCGTGTCCACTCGGTGTGTATGCCGCTTGTCTAATGTTGTACTCTCATGGTACAATAGAGGGCGCGGGAAACCGCTTAAAAGGCGCGTTTTGTACTCATCGCGGACAATGTTAGAAGTGCGGCGGACAAAGAGTAAGCTAATTCGAGTCCCACCAACTGCACGACAGAAAACCCGCTTAAACAGCGGGTTTTCTCGTATCCATATTCAATTCGTGTCCACTTTCGTGACCACAAGATCCGCGTAAAAATCGCGGATCGTGTCCGCGGCTCGCTGCTTGTGGTCTTCCATCGCGTGCTGGTAGATCCTCTGCAGAGTGGCCACGTCATCCCATCCGCCGACCTTGGCGATGTACTGATCCGGCAGCCCGCGGGCGTGCATCTCTGACGCGAAGAAGTGCCGGAGATCGTGGAAGCGCATCCCCGTGTCATCGAGGCCCGCCTTCTTGCGGAGCCGGTGCCACGCTGCATCGAGTGAGGACGGATGAATAAAACCAACGACCGGGAAGCCTTGCGGGGCGTTTTGAGCAGCTCTCCGCAATTCCTGGATCATTTCAGCCGGCAGAGGAACTTCGCGGGTTCCCGCCGGCGTTTTTGTTTTATCCTGAACCACCCACCCATCCGGCGAGCTGACGCAGGCCCGGCGGATCAGGATCGCATCGGGCAGGATGCAGTCGGCATAGAGCGCGCAAATCTCAGAACGCCGGAGCGATCCGAAGGCTGCCAGCTTTACCGCAAGCGCCATCCGCGGGGTCGCCTTATCGATCAGGATCCGCACCTGCGCCTCGGTGGGCATCGTGCACGGCCTTCTCATTCTCTGAGGTACCGCGACACGGATCAGCAGATCCGGGCGGTACATCTTCAGCGTGGCAGAGTAAAGGCTGCGCAAGTTGGCGAGCGTCTTCGCCGACAGCTCGCCCGCCATCTCGTTGATCGAGGTCTGCAGGGTTATGTTTGTTATCGCGTAGAGGTTCTGGCCTCTCAGCTGATCCGGCACGCGTCGGATCAGTGACTCATAGCTCCGCACGGTGGACGGGCTGAGTACGTTCGAGCGGGCCCGCACGTATCCGATCAGCGCCTCCCCGAAGGTCAGATCCGCGCGCTGGGCGCTTGCATATTCCGCCGCGCGGGCTTTTTGCTCAGCTTCCCGCCGCGTCCTTCCGGTCACCGAGAGCCGCTTCCCGCCGACCTGGATCCGGACGCGCCACGACCCGGACGGGAGTTTTTCAGCTTTTCCCATGTGTGTATCACCTCCTAAAGTGTGCGACTATTGTACTATTAGCGTACAAAATAAGTCAATAACCGAACAAATTAAGGGTGAAAGATGGGTAAATAATCGAACAGGTGTTTGTATTCGGTCTTGAAATACGAACGCGCGTTTGCTATGATGGCCACACAAAGGAGGCGGCGTCATGGAGAAAGAGAAAATTATAAATCAGCTTTGCAGAGAGATCGAGGGGCTCGACCTTGCGGCCTTGCGGTTCCTCCTGGACATGGTAAGACGACTAAAGCCGGAGCATTAAAGCCCCGGCTTTTGTTATGCCTTTTATTTCATTCGTGACCCCCTCAGAATCGATTTTAACCGCGAAGGTGACCAACTGAGCACCGGGCGGATATAAATCGATTGTAGAGCCTTTAAACGCGTTATATATAAAAGTGCCCTCCGTTTGGCAAGCTGGCGGAGGGCTGAGGTATCGAAAGGGCGGCGCCCGCGCTGGAGCTTGTCCCGTCCTCGGCGCCCGCCCGCATTGTGAGCCGTCGGCACCTACAGCACGATTATATCATAAAACCGCACTAAAGCAACGAAAACCGCACTATATACCATAAAACCACAAAACCTGGCAAAAAGTCCGGTACATTTGGGTACACTTGGGTACACTTGGGTACATTTAGATACAAAAGAGACAAAAAGAGACAGCAAACAAAGGGAAAGACCCCGGCCGATCGGTTGATCAGTCGGGGTCTTTTTTGTTTTCCTCGCTCAGCATGTCCATGAGCTTCTCGATCCGCTTCCAGTCTTCCGGCGTGAGCGCTGCCAGCATGTGGATAAAGCGACGGCGGAAGCTGTCCTCCGGATCGCGGAAGATGTCCGCGGTCAGCTTCGCGAGCTCGGCCTCCTTCGAGATCGGCAGGAACATGTCGCCGGATCCGGTGCGGAGCCATTCCTCGGAGACGTTCAGATCCGGCGCGAGAAGAATCAGCTTTATGTGCTTCTCATTCACGGCGCGCCGGCCTCGTTCGATGTCCGAAAGGCCAGGCCGGGTGATTCCGAGCGTCTTCGCCATGTCTTCCTGGCTGATCCCGAGCGTCTCGCGTAAAATCTTGATTCTTTCGTTAATTTCTGGCATGGCATCACCTCCTGCAGTGATTATAAAGGCAAATTTTTACAAAAGCAATATAAAAAGTCGCAAAAAGGACAAAAAGGGCTTGACATTGTACCGAGTGCGACTATAATTAGTAGCATACAGGACAAAACAAAACCAAAACAGAACAAAAACAAAACACCAGGAGGACACAAAAATGAAAGAACTCAACCTCAAACAGACCATGCAGGCCTACGCCGAGATGGAGACGGCCGACCGCTGGATGCAGGTCGACTCCCTCAGATGCGTGAGCGATCGGGAGAAGGCCCGCTGCGAGATCCAGCAGGCCGACGCCCACAAGGCGTTCGAAGAGATCACCGCGGATCTGACGAAGATCCTCGACGAGGTGCAGCACCGCTGCAGCGCCCGGATCATCACCGCGAGGGACATCTGCCGGGCCCTTCGGCAGATTGACTGCAAACTCGACATCACGAAGAAGGCGATGGACGGCGTCACCGTGGCGGTCGACCTGAACGCCCAGAACTTCCCGGGCATGTACAAGGGCACGCCGTACTCGACCATTTTTGAAGCCCGTTACAAGTCCGGCAGCTGGCGGATCACGGATATCTACCGCGCCGAGACCCGCGGCCAGTCGAAGGGCTGCACCGTCAACCTCACCGAGGAAGCCAAGGCCGCGATCCTTGCCAACTTCCAAACCCTCAGCATCTGAACGAAAGGAGTCAAAGCCATGTTAAAAAGCGAATTTGAAAAGCTCGCCGGCGTCGTCGTCAGCGATTACCAGTATAAGATCATCGAGCAGAAGTACATCGCCACCGATGAGGACAAGGCAGCCTTCGCGAAGCGGTACAAGGAGAACAACAACAGCCTCGCGACCATTTGCTGCCGCCAGGAGGACGAGCAGATCGCGAAGCTGAAGGAGTCCTTCGAAAAGTATATCAAGATCAAGACCGAAGAGATCGACAGGCTCGAAAAGCAGATCCAGAAGCTGACCGAGCAGCTTGACAAGGAGCAGGAGTGGCAACCGTACATCTACCCGGAAGAGGTTCAGCAGGCCGCGTACGAGCACAACAAGATCTCCGCCCAAGCGCTGACGATTGAAGAAGCGGTCGAAAAGGTCTGCGAGGAGTACGGCTTCGATCCGGCAAAGGTCACGATCCTGACGCTCGCCCCGGCCTACGAGCAGAACCGGCACGGGACTGTGCGGCGCGTCATCGGCGCGACGATCAAGCGGGATCCCTTGTGGTGTGCGACCGACGACAACTATATCAGGTTTAGCTGCGCCGGCTATCACTACGAGATGCACAACGGCGAGCTTCGCCAGATCTGAGGGGAACGAGATGGGAAAAAGTAAAGGATTTATCCTGGCCACGATGCCGATCGGGAAGAAAGCGCCGGACGTGACGGTATACCCGGCGAGCGCGGTTGACGCCTTCAGGGATGCCAGGGAGAAGGCGATCGCGGACGAGACGATCCGCACCGTCTACCAAAGATGGCAGAACGGACGGTGGTCGAAGTACTCGCCGGACTTCCGGATCATGGTCAAGCTGTACCCGTACCAAGTGCCGGCGGGCGTGATCCGAAAGCTGGCAGAAATGGGGGTGCAGGCATGAGCAAGAAGAAGGTGAAGGCAAGGACGAAGGCGAAGCCGAAGGAGAAGGAGCAGCCGAAGGAGAAGGAGCAGACAATGGAGAAGCCGAAGGAGAAGAGCCCCGAGCTCTTCATCGTATACCTGACCGCAGACGACATCAAAAAGATCGATTACATGATCGACGAGATGCTCGACGCGATGAAGGACGACGCGGGGATGGTCATCTCGGGGATATCGCGGGAAGCGATCGAGGAGCAGCAGCGGAGCCTCGAAGGGATCAAGGAAGAGCTGACGGCAGCGAAGGCGGAAGGGAGGACGTTATGATCATTAAGGACAAATTGACCGGGAAGGTGATCGGACGGGTCGGCTCGCTGATGCCGATCCGGGAGGCGCTCGACGACCTCGGGATCCTGGCACTCGCTGACGGGATCCTCCTCGATCAGGACGGGAAGCAGATCGTCGGGGCCACACTGAACACGCTCGAGACCGAGGCGGAATGTGTCTGGGTCGTCCGCTTCCGGTTTTGGGATGTGATCCCGGCCGACTGGCACACCTTCTGCGAGGTATCAAACCGGGAGGAAGCGAAGAGGCAGGCCGCGAAGCTGAAGGAACACCTCAGAAAAAAGGATATCATCCGGGTGGTGGCTCATGGCTATTGATATTTTCGAAGCACTCTGGCACGAGATCGTGAGGAGTTACGAGATATGGACGCCGGAGAAGGCACTCACCAACAACAGCGCGGATATAGCGAGATGGAAAGAGAAGGGCGGGATCACTCAGGAGCAGGCCTACGACCTGGAAGAGGCGAACCGCAGAATGCACTGGGCAATGACCCAGAAGGGAGGGCAGGATGTTCAACGAGCAGCAGAAGGATGACGTGCGAAGGATGGCCGCCAAGTTTGAGGCCTTGCCGGCAGCGGTCAAGGCCATGATCCTGACCGCCGGCTTCGCCCGGGAGCTGATCCCGGAGGTGAAAGCACAGAAGAACCAGCCGGAAACGGCAAAAGCATGAGAGAGGAGGTAGCAGAATGACGATTGACGTCAGAAACACGGAGCAGTACATCAGGGCAGCAGCTGCCCGCCGCGGCATGACGCTGGGCGATCTTTGCGAGAAGCTCGGCACGAACCGCAACAGCCTAAAACGCCGATACCGCAACCCGAGAACCGCAAGCCTCGGCGACATTGTCGAGATCGGCGAGGCGCTGGACATGACGCCCGCGGAGATCATGGATCTGCTGATCCTGGCGACCGATCAGGTGAGCCGGGAGATAAAAGCGGAAGCCGCCACCGCGTAAGGAGGCGACGCCGTGACGTTTCGACAACTCAGCGAATTGATCGAAACGATCCGGAAGGACAAAGGGCTGTCCCAGGAGAAGCTCGGGCGGATGTCCGGCACCAGCAGGCGTGTGATCAGCAAGGTGGAAAACGGATGGATCCCGCCCTTCGACACGATGGTGCAGATCCTCGAGGCTCTGGGGTACACAGTCACGATAAAGAAAAAGCCGAAACAGACGGCACAGGCATAAACGCCGAGGAGGGCAAAACAATGACCAAACAGACAAGAAGGCAGAGAGAAAAGCAGCGCCGGCAGGTGCTCATGGATGCAAAGGCAGCCTACGCCATGATGGCGATCGGGCAGGCGGATCTGGCTCAGGCCTACCGGGAGATGGCGATCAACCGCAACGCGGAGATCCTGGCATCGTACCGGAAGCCGAAAAAGGAAAAAGCCCCCACGAAGTGGGAGCAGAGAGAGGCCCGCTACTGGGACAAAAAGTACGCGGACTGCATGTAAAAGAAAAGCGCCAGCACGAAGCCGGCGCACGTCCAGAAGGACATACCAAAACAGACACAGTAAGTATAACACACCAAGGAGGTCAAAACAATGAAACTGTACGAAATTACCGACAGCATGAGCGCCCTCGAGGCCATGCTGGAAGACGAGACGCTGACCGATGAGGACACCAGGAAGGCGATCGCGGACACGCTGGAGAGCTTAGAGGGAGATCTGACCGACAAGGCGGAGAACATCGCCAAGCTGATCCGAAACTATCAGGCCGAGGCCGACAGCTGCAAGCAGGAGGCCGACCGCTTCGCCAAGCGCGCGAAGTCATGCGAAAACAAGGTCAAGAGCCTGAAGCAGTACCTCACCGGCGCGATGCAGGCAGCAGGCCGCGACAAGATGAAGGCCGGCCTCTTCAATCTCACCCTGCGGGCAAGCGGGCAGAGGGCCATCACCTACAAGGTCAAGGCCGAGGAGCTGCCGAGCCGGTTCCGGAAGACCGAGAAGATCGTCAAGGCCGACACGGAGGCAGTCCGCGAATGGCTGAAGGCGGGGCACACGTCCAAATATTTTGAACTGGCCCCTGCGACCATCTCGCTGCTGATCAAGTGATGGACACCTGGCTGATCTACTTCGAAGGAGTCGAGGAAGCGGTTGAGGTGACCACCCAGCGAGGGCGGGACGTGCCAGCGATCCTGAACGAGGCCCGCGGAGGCTTCGCCCAGATCGGGGCGCAGGTCATCAACACGGCGAAGGTCATCCGACTGGAGCGGCAGAACCCCGTCAAATTTCATTCCTAACCCCCTCAGAATCGATTTTAACCCGAAAGATGAGGATTTATCCATCCGAGCAAATAAAACGCCTTAAAAACGCGTTTAAACGGTTTTAACCAGAAAGGACAAGAAAACAGATGAGCGAACAGAGAAAGATCAATTTTGAATACCCCGAGGACGGTCAGACGAAGACGGCCGCGGAGATCAAGGCAGACATCCCGACAGGCGGACGGATCCGCGTCGAAGGATCCGCGCCGAAGGTGCCGGCGATCTACCCGGCGATGGGCAAGGTCATGGCAGCCACGAAGGCGATCGCGAAGAACCAGATCAACGAGGCCCAGCGCTTCAACTTCCGCGGTATTGATGACGTCATGAACGGACTGCACCAGGCGATGGCGGACGCGGGCGTCTTCCTGACGACCGAGGCACACTACGAGAGCATGAGCCGAACCACGAAGACGGTCACCGGCTGGAAGAACGGCCGGGAGATTACCAAGGAAGCGGTCGAGGTGCTGCTGCCGGTTACATTTCACTTTATCAGCGCGGAGGACGGATCCGAGCTGACCGCCGAGCTGATCGGCGAGGGCATCGACTACGGAGACAAGGGCATCAACAAGGCGCTTTCGATCGCCCTCAAGTATGCGCTGCTGCAGGCCTTCCTGATCCCGACCGAGGACATGGCCGAGCCGGACAAGGAAGCCTTCGAGCGTGAGCCGGAGCAGAAGGCGGCAAAAGACGCAAAAGCACCCGCCCAGAAGAAGGAGCAGAAGCCCGCACCGGCTAAGGCACCCGATAAAGCCCGCCAGGAGCCCCCGCAGGACGTTAAAAACGCGCTGGCGTATAAACTGCCGGACGGAACACTCGGCGAGATTTACAAGGCGAATAAAGCCCGTTTTGACGAGATCGCGAAAGGCGGCTCCGATCTGGAGCGTGACCTGTGCCGAATCATCGACCAGTATGTGGCGATTTGCCGCAAAAACAAGGAGGAGAAGAGATGAACGTCATCACGTTAGTGGGCCGCATGGCCAAGGATCCGGAGATCAGATACACGCAGGGCACCAACTCGACCGCGGTCGCGAGCTTCACCGTCGCCATCCGTCGGCGCTTTGTCCGCGAGGGTGAGGCCGACTGCGACTTTATCAGCTGCAAGGCCTTCGGGAAGTGCGCCGAGTTTATCCAGAAATACTTTTCAAAGGGTTCCTGGATCGCCGTCAACGGATCCCTGCGGGTGGAATCCTACACCGCCCGCGACGGATCCACGCGCTGGTCGAAGGATGTCATCGCCGACCAGGTGACCTTTGCCGGAAAGAGCGAACCGGCACCGACCAACCAGCCGGCAGCAAAAGAGAAGAGCGACCGCCAGTTTGCCAAGGCTCAGCAGGCAGAGATCGGGCCCGAAGACTTCGAGCCGATCGACGAGAGCATCGAATGCGAAGAAGATCTGCCGTTCTGAAGGGAGGCGGGAGCGTGAAAAGATACACCGAGAAGATGAGAGAGGACTACATGAAGGTCTTCGGGCTCATCCAGTACGGAGCGGAGAACGCCATCGGACGCGCCGAGCTTTGCCGGAGAAGCGGGCTCGACGATCGGAAGGTCAGGAAAGCGATCGAGGAGCTCAGAAGAGACTACCCGGTCGTGCACACACCGGGCAAGGGCTACTTCATCGCCCGGATCGGGAACCCAGACGACCAGACGCAGGCCCTCGCCTACTTCAAGCGGGAGCAGGCACGCATGAAGCGGATCGCCTGGAACGCCCGCGGGCTGCAGCGGTATCTTGGGCCGATCGCCACCGGCGAGATCATGGCCGGGCAGGAGGCGCTATGAATAACAGTTTTGTGTTTTATCGGTCGTACATCACCGGAACGGAGGATCTGACGGACGCGGAGTTCCGGACGTTCGTCAAGGCAATGGCAGCCTACGCCCTCGACGGTGAGGAGCCGGAGCTGTCTGGAGTCCTGAAAATGCTCTTTGAGTTCGCGAGGCCGAATATTGATTTTTCCATGAAGAAGAAAAGAGACGGAGCGAAGGGAGGGAGACCTAAAACCAGTGGTTTAACCAGTGGTTTAAGCGATAAAGATAAAGATAAAGATAAAGATAAAGATAAAGATTCAGATGGGGATGTAGAGAGGGAGTGTGAGGGGGAGACCCCCACACCCCCCGCCACACCCAGGAGGAGAAGAACCACCAAGGGAGGGTTCAGCACCTCGCAAGGTTACAACTACGACCAGATACTCGAAGAGAACCGCCGAAGGCTTGAGGAAAGAGCCGGCGGCGTGATCGACATCAAAACAGCTAAGGAGGAGAACGGATGAAGCTCGAAACGGACAGACCAGAGGCAAGCAGGCCGGCGATAACGCCGGCTGAACTACTGGGAACGATAGAAATAGACATAGGCGAGGAGAACTGGAAGGCGGTCGAAGAGCTGCAGGAGGCGATCAAGGGTATGAAGGAAAAGCTGGCAGCGCTTACGAAAAAGGCCGAGGAGACGACGGAATCCATCGAGACGTACATCCGCCGAATGTACGGCGACGGACAAGAGGATGAACCCCAAAAGGCAAAGCCTACGTGGATCATTAACGCGTGGGAGCTGATGCAGTACGCGAACAACACCAGGGAGAAGACGATCGACGCGAACGACATCGCGCGCTTCCCCAGGATTGATGCCGTCGAGGTCGTGAGGTGCAAGGATTGCAAGCACAGGCCAACCTTCAGAGATGACGAGGACGGCAACTGGTACGTAGAAGGACCAAAATACCAGGAGACGCTAAAAAACGGGCTAACGGTCACGCTTGAAGACACAAGGTGTCCTTGCGTCAATGGTTTGGATTCCTATTTTTCGTATATCCCGGAAGATGACTGGTTTTGTAAGAACGGCGAAAGGAGGCAGGAGAATGAGCGATCCAATTGACCGCCAGGCGGCGATTGACGCGATACGGTGCGATCCTATGGGCGGTCTGAATTACGCGCGAATATTGAAGGACTTGCCGACCGCCGATCAGGCGGGGCGCTGGATTCCGTTAACGACAAGACCGATGGATGAGGAAGAACGCTTGGAATGGTCTGAAAAACTCGGATATGATATTGAGTATGAAGATGCCGTTATATACACTTCGCAACTACCCGATGACGGGCAGGAGGTACTGACTTGTAATCGATATGGTCATGTAGCAATAGACAAATTTGAGAATGACCCCGATTATGGTTGTTGCTTTGAAGAAAACGGCGACATGGACGGAATTCTTGCATGGATGCCATTGCCTGAACCATACGAGGAGAGGAGAGAAGAGAAATGAAGATTTTAACCGAGCGCCAATACGCGGAGGCCATCAACGAGGCCATCAACAGATTTAGTGAAAAGCGAGACGCGCAGGACTACGTAAACGCCCGCCTGCGTGAGGTCGAAGAACAGCGTCGGGACATTTGGGGTGCCATCGATGAGCAAAGGAGGAGGATCGACAGGCTCGAAGAAATCTTTTTGCGGGCGCCGGAAAAGACAAAGGGCCCGCGTGTAAACGAAGCGGTGCCCATGCCGTTTATCACCACTCCGGCAGCCACCTGGGAGGACAAGCTATGACGCAGGAGGAGCTGAAGCGGTGCCCGTTTTGCGGGGCCCGCGGGGCGATCGTGGACGTCACCTGGGAGTATGAGCTCTGGGAGGCCAACAAGACCGGGCGCAAATGGTGGTGCGTGGAGTGCTTCGGCTGCCACGCGAGAGGCCCGGAAGAGACAACACAAGGCAAGGCCGCGGAGGCCTGGAACAGGAGGACAACATGTTCTTGAGCATGGAGAGTTTAAACGAGCAGATGGCGACGATGGAAAAGATGGCGCGGGTCTCGCTGTACCAGATTTGGTTCCCGTTCGAGATGGGATACTCTGAGCCGTCTCGGCCTGGCTTCTATCTCGTCACCAAGGAGCAGAACACCGGAGAGCGGCAGGTCGCCTTCGGGCACTGGAGCGGATCGGAATGGTCAGGCAATGGCAACTTCACCAACGTAGTCGCCTACATCCCCGTGCCGGATCCGTGGGGAGGAGAAGAAGATGATTAACATCTGGATCCCTGGAGAACCGCCCAGGGCGACAGCCCAGCAAAAGGGATTTAACAGACGGACGGGCCGGTACTACGTGAAGGACTCGGTCAGATCAGCGGCGGCCCGCTTCGACTGGTACATCGCCGAGGCCATGAGGGAGCAGGGCATCGAGGAGGAGATCACCGAGCCGGTGACGGTGTGGATCCGGTTCGGCTTCCCGACATCACGAAAAGCCCTGCGCTATCAGCCGAAGGACACGCGCCCGGACGTGGACAACCTTTCGAAGCAGCTCATTGATGAGCTGATGGCGTGCCGGCTGCTGAAGGACGACGCCCTGATCTATCACCTGGACTTGATGAAGTTCTGGGTGCCCGCGGAAGAGGCGGGCATAAAAATACAAGTCCAGACACGGACGGAAGAGGAGGAGCTGCTTTGATCAAACTCATTAAAGGCAATTGCCTGACGAAGCTCGAGGAGGTCGCGCCCGCTTCCGTGGACATGTGCCTGATCGATCCGCCCTACTCATCCGGCGGACTCTTTGCCGGAGATCGAAAGATGGACACCCGGACGAAGTACACCGACACGGACTTTTTAGGCGCTGCCCGCTTCCAGAGCTTCAGCGGAGACAACATGGATCAGCGCGCCTTTATCCACTTCCTGACGGTCGTCTCGGCTGATCTACGGGAGAAGACCAAGGAGGGCGGCGTGGTCGCGTGCTTCACCGACTGGCGGCAGCTGCCCGCCGTGTCCGATGCGCTTCAGATGGGCGGATGGGTATGGCGCGGCGTGGCCGTCTGGGACAAGGGGACGAGCCGAAATATCCTCGGGCGGTATCGTAATGACTGCGAGTATATCGTCTGGGGCACAAACGGAGCCAGGGAAGTAAAGCCGGAGGTTTACAAGGGCTCCGGAGCGCTTCCGGGTGTGTACCGTGTGCCATCCGTCACAACAGGCGAAAAGCATCACCAGACCGAGAAGCCGGTCGCACTTCTTCGGCAGCTGCTGAAGATATGCCCGGTGGGGGGGGTGGTGCTGGATTGCTTCATGGGATCAGGCAGCACCGGCGTGGCAGCCGTTGAGGAAAAGCTCGGATTTATCGGCATAGAACTAAACGCGCATTATTTCGAAACAGCCCAGCAGCGGATCGGTCAGGCCATCGAAAACGGCGACCAGATCGAGCTGGTCTTTGACGAGGAGGAGAGAGAAGATGAGAATCAGACACATGAGGCGCCGGATCATCAAGGCGCTGCAGAAGCGGGACGGGTACAGGAAGATCAACAAGAGGTTCTCGTGGACGTGGAAGACCTACGCCCGCCCAAACAGTGACGGAGGCGGTCAGGATGGTGCCCTTCATGCCTGACGAACAGGACGAAGCGAGGGCGACCGTCTGGCTGATCATCATCCTGCTGATGATCCTCGCGGCCGTCATCCGCGTGACAGGATAAGCAAACCCCGCCGGGTTATCTCGGCGGGGCGTTTTTGTCCCAATTCGGTGCAATTTCGCAAATGGTGAAAAATATCGGATATCCTGAACCCAAATACACAGAGGGGAGGGGCAAACGTGGCGGAAACGGGAAGACCGAGGAAGCCGATCAGCAAGAAGACATTCGAAGAGCTATGCCGGATCCAGTGCACGGAGGAGGAGATCTGCGACGTGCTGGACGTCAACCGCACGACCCTGAACCGATGGGCGCGGGAGACATACGGGGAGACTTTCGCACAGGTATATAAAAAATATAGGGAAGGCGGGAAAGCATCCCTGCGCCGGAGCCAGTGGGCGCTCGCAAAGACCAACGCCACAATGGCGATCTGGCTCGGCAAGCAAATGTTAAACCAGTCAGACAGCCCCGTGGAGGTCAACGCGCGGGTGTCCAACAACCTGATCGAGGCGCTGAAGTCGACAGCCTCGGCAGACTGGGCGGGAGATCAAGACGATGCCAAGACGGAAGAAGACGCGCCAGATCGAGTTTAAGCCGTTCAGCCGTCGCCAGCGTATGGTGCTCAACTGGTGGACGGACACGAGCCCGGTCAGAAATTACGAGGGGATCATCGCGGACGGCGCGATCCGATCCGGCAAGACTCTTTCGATGGCCCTCGGCTATGTGATCTGGGCGATGGCATCCTTCGACGGCGAATACTTCGGGATGTGCGGGAAGACCATCGCGAGCTTTGAGCGGAACGTCCTCAAAGATTTAACGCCGGCGCTGCAGGGGCAGGGGTACACGGTGACCCGTCACCGGGCAGAAAACACGATCACGATCGAGAACGGCGAGGCCTCTAACACGTTTTTTATCTTCGGCGGTAAGGACGAAGCCTCGCAGGACTTGGTGCAGGGCATCACCCTGGCGGGCTGCTTCTTCGACGAGGTCGCCCTGATGCCGGAGAGCTTCGTCAACCAGGCGACCAGCCGGTGCAGCGTCGAAGGGTCAAAGCTTTGGTTCAACTGCAACCCGGAGAGCCCGCGGCACTGGTTCAAACAGGGCTGGATCGACGGCAGGCATCCGAAAAGGCTGCTATATGTCCATTTTTCGATGGACGACAACCCGTCCCTCAGCGAGGAGAAGAAAGCGGCCTACCGTGCACGGTACACAGGGGTCTTCTATCGGCGCTATGTGCTCGGGCTTTGGGCGATGGCTGAAGGCCTCGTCTATAACATGTTTGACCCGGAGCGGCACACCTTCGACCCGAAGGGCTGGGAGTGGTCGCCGTTCTGTTGGTACTATGTGGCGATCGACTACGGCGCGATGAACCCCTTCGCGGCGCTGCTGATCGAGTACGATCCGCGCACCAGGGTGTCCCGCGTGATCCGTGAGGTCTATTACTCAGGGCGCGAGACCCAGATCGGGGTAGACAATGAGGCATATTATGACATGCTCGTCCAGCTCGTCCAGGATGTCCCGATCGAGCAGGTGATCGTGGATCCGTCCGCGGCGTCCTTCATCAACACGATCCGGAAGCACGCGCGCTGGAGCGTGGCCGGCGCGGATAATGACGTCCTGAACGGGATCGTGGAGACCACGAAATATATTAACCTTGGATTGCTTCAGGTGTCGACCGACTGCCGGCGCCTGATCGAAGAGTTCGGGATGTACAGATGGGACACGAAGAGCACAGAAGACCGCGTTATAAAAGAGCACGACCACGCGCTGGACGCGTTAAGGTACTACGTGTGGACTATCTTGGCAATGATAAACAAAGGAGACGTATAACCAAATGGCGAGAGAAAAACAGGTCAGCCTGTCCCGGCAGGTCTATGAGGCGTTCGGGATCCCCGGCAAGATCAGCCAGACGATGGCGGAAGCGATCGACGCATTTTACGACGCAGCGAAGGGTGAGCCGAGATGGCTCGAGCCGGGCGACGATCTGAAGACCCTCAACTTCGGAAACTTCGTCGCGTCCTACGCCGCGGCGCTGGTGTGCCTGGATGTGTCGGTCAAAATCAACAGCGAGACCGAGCGCGGGCAGCTGCTGCAGCGTAATGTCGATTACGTGCTCAAGCGCTTGCGCGAGAACGTGCAGCGGGGCCTGAGCAATGTCGGGATCATGTTCAAGCCGAACGGCGTCAACGTGGATTATATCAAGCCGGGCGACTTCGTCCCGCTGGAAGTCAACAGCAACGGCGACATCCTGGCGTGCGCGTTCAAAACGACGGCCACGGCGGGAAAGTATCGCTACACCCGCTGGGAGTATCACCACTTTACGAACCAGACGGTCGTCAACGATGAGACCGGAGAGGTCACCGTCGAGAGGGTCTACCGGATCGACAACCGGGCATTCAGGCACGAGATCGGCGGGACATACGACGAGCGCCACCCGATCGGCGACGAGTGCGACCTGTCAGAGGTTCCGCAGTGGCGCGGGATCGAGCGGACGGTCATCGCCCGCGGAGTGGATCGGCCTTTATATGCTTATTTCCGGAACCCGGCGGCGAACACGATCGACGAGGACAGCTGCCTCGGCGTGCCGGTGTGGTTCCCGGCGATGGAAGAGATCGCGGCGCTCGATTACGCGTGGAGCCGGAAGGACACCGAGGTGGCCGATTCGAAGCACGTCACCTATATGCCGGGGACGGCGATCCGGTACGCCGACAAGCACAACATCACCCTGCCGCGGATGGTCACCGGCGTGGAGATGGGCGTCGGCGTCAACGCTGACAACCAGATCCATGAGCACGTCAGCACGCTGCTGACTGATCAGCGAATCAAAGATATTAACGCGGATTTGTCCCTGATCGGCATCAAGTGCGGATTCGGGCCCGGCCGCTTCAAGCTCGACCGCGAGGGCGGATATGTCACCGCGACGGAGATCGAGGCGGGAGATCAGGACGCGATCGAGACCGTGAAGACGATCCGCGACGCGCTGAAGGACACCCTCACCGACCTGATCTACGCCTGCGACAAGATGGCGGACAACATAGGCGACACGCTGCCGGCGGATTACTCGATCCAGTTCGGGTTCGGCGATATCACATATAACTACGACGAAGACCGCGCCCGCTGGCTGAGCTATGTCAGCCTCGGCATGGTCACGCCGGAAGCCTATCTGCAGCGCTTCGAGAACATGAGCGAGCAGGAGGCCCGCGCGATGGTGCAGGCCGCGAAGAGCGCCCAGAACGTCAACACGGACATGAGATTCTACGGCGAGGAGTGATTCGATGTTAACCCCGGAACAGATCCAGGAGCTGACAACCGAAGCGGCAGCCGTGACGGAGGAGCTCAACGCGAAGCTGATCCGGCTCATGATTAAGCGCGTCTGCGAGCGCCTGAACCGCGGGGACGAGTATCTGATCACCTCGGTGGACGTCTGGACGGCGCAAACGCTTCGGGACATCGGAGGCGATTTAACGGCCGTAGCGCGTCTCGTGTCTCAGTATAACCCAAAAATACAGGCGGCCATCTTCGGAGCGTTTAACGCGGCTTTTAAGGCCTCGTGGGAGCAGGAGACGGGCATCTACACCGCCGCGGGGATCACCCAGATGCAGCCGGCCTCGTTCTATGTCGAGATCCTTCGCCGGAACTACGAGGAGACCTTGACCGAGTACATGAATTTTACCCGATCGATCGCCTCGACCTGGCAGACGGAGTTCTTCAACATCACGAGCCGGGCATATATGGCCGTGGCATCCGGAGCGATGAGCTACACCGGCGCATACTCTCAGGCGATCCGCGAGATGGTGAACACGCCGTTCAAGGCGATCGTCTACCCGTCCGGGCATGTGGACACGATCGAGACAGCGACGGTGCGCGCGATTCGGACGGCAGTCAATCAGACGGCGGCCGACATCACCCAGCGCCGGATGCAGGAGGTCGGCTGGGACATCGTTCTGGTGTCCGCCCATTACGGCGCCAGACCGAGCCACGCAGCATGGCAGGGTAAGTTCTACAGCCTCAACGGCACCACGCCGGGGCTGAAGACGCTCGCGGAGGCTTGCGGATACGGTGAGGTCGACGGTCTTTGCGGTGCCAACTGCCGGCACAGCTTCGGGCCGCATACGCTCGACTATAACCCATATGACGACATCGCCATAAACCGGGAGGAGTCCGCGAAGATGTACAAGGCCGAGCAGACGCAGAGAGCCTACGAGCGGGAGATCCGGCACGACAAATCCGCCCTGATGGAGCTCGAGACAGCCAAGGCGGAATCCGTAAACCCGGAAGCGGTCGAGCGGATCGCGGAGGACTACAACCGCCGAGCCTACCACATGGCGGAGACCGAGCGGAAGTATAACGAGTTTTCAGAGGAGCACGCACTCAAAACGCAGCCGTCCCGGATGGAGGTCGGAGGCTTCGGCAAGGAGCAGGAGAAGAGCGCGACGCGGGCCGCTTTGGCGTGGCGCAAGCGGTTACAACAGGAGTCATAAAGAGAGCCGGCACCGATGGGTGCCGGTCTTTTATTGCACCAATTCGGTGCAAAATCCAATAAAGGGGATTTTTCCCGCTAAGATAAATTTAGTTTCATGAGTCAGCCTCCTAAGGAACGGTCGGCCGGCACAGTGCGGCGCAAGGTTCCCAACCTTGCAAGCTCGGCGGTGCAAGTCCCCGCGGTCGATTACCAAGCGCAGGTTTATAGCGCACCCAAACCACCACGTGGACGACACGTAAAAAACCGTAAAGGAGAGGGAAAGAGTATGAAAAATGTGGCAACCATCCTGCGGGAGATGGGGTTCGAAGTGAGCGAAGAGCAGGAAAAGGAACTGCTCAAACAGGTAGCGAGCGAATACGTCACCAGAGCGGAACACGACAAGAAGATCGAGCGAGCGGAAGCGGATCGCGACCAGTATAAAGCCCAACTGGACGAAGCGAACGCCCAGATCGCCAAGTTTGACGGCATCGATCCGGCGAAGGTGAAGGAAGACATCGCGGCATGGCAGCAGAAGGCGGAGAACGCCGAGAAGGAGTACAGCCAGAAGCTGGCAGCCAGAGAGCGCCGCGACCTGATCAGCAAGGCGCTGGACGGCTATAAGTTCAGCAGCCGAGCAGCGCGCGACAGCATCGCCTCGAAGCTGGAGGCGGACGAGATCACGGTCAAGGACGGCCACCTGATGGGCTTCGAGGACTACATCAAGGCCTATCGAGAATCAGACGCCGACGCGTTCGCGCCGGATAACCAGCCCGCATCATTCACGACCCCGGCCACCGGATCCAACGGCGCCGGAACACTTACGAAAAAAGACATTTTAGCCATTAAAGACCCGAAAGAGCGCCAGCGGCTGATCGCCGAAAACCTGAACCTCTTCGGCCATTAATGGCGGAAGGAGTAAACAATGGCAGCAGCAGCCAACCTTACCAACAGCGCCGCGATCACTACCGCGGCTCGTGAGATCGATTTTGTATCACAGTTTTCTCGCGACCTTTCCGCGCTTCGCGAGGCTTGGAACCTTTCCAACCCCATCCGCAAGCCGGCAGGCGCGGAGATCAAGGGCAAGACCGCTTCCGTCACTCTTCAGCCGGGCGCAGTCGCAGAAGGCGACACCATCCCGTACTCCAAGGCGACGGTCGCCCCGGTATCCCTCGGCACGATCAACCTCGAGAAGTACCGCACCGGCGTGACCATCGAGGCGATCAAAGATCACGGCTATGCAAACGCCGTCGCCGAGACCGAGGAAGCCTTCCGCGGCGAGCTTCGCGACAAGATCCTCGACAAGTTCTACAACTACCTCGAGACCGGCACCCTCACCGGCACGAAGGCCACCTTCCAGGCAGCCGTCGCGAACGCGATCGGCAAGGCGAAGGCACAGTTCCAGGGTCTGAAGAAGGACGCCAACCGCATTGTCGTTTTTGTCAACACTGTTGACTTTTACGACTACCTGGGCAATCAGGCCATCACCGTCCAGACCCAGTTCGGCATGGAGTATGTAACCAACTTCCTCGGCGCCGCGGTTATGGTTCTGAGCGACAAGGTCACCTCCGGCAAGGTCATCGCGACCCCGGTCAAGAACGTGGTTATTTACTACGTTGACCCGTCCGATGCTGACTTCGCCGACGCCGGTCTGGTTTACACGACTGACGACGAGCTCCCGCTGGTCGGCTTCCACACCGAGGGCAACTACGGAACGGCAGTTTCCGATATGTTCGCCATCATGGGCGTGGTCATGGCCGCCGAATACCTGAACGGTATCGCGGTTATCACCGTCAGCGCGTCCTGAGCATAAGGAGGGCGCGGCATGTATGCAGACTTTACGTTTTACGTGAGCAACTACGGCGGAGCGCTGATCACTGACGCGACCGAGTTCGAGCAGCTGGCAAGCCGCGCCGACCTTGAGATCAACAAGGCAACAAACAACAGGCTGGAAGACTACCCGCCGGCGGAGAGGTACGAGCAGATGATCGCCATCACCGAGTGCGAGCTGGCGGACGAGCTGAAGCTCATCCGAATGGCAGGCGAGGCCGTGGCGAACAACCTCAGCGCGTCAGGATCCGGAGCTGGTGCCGTCGCGGGAGACGTGGCGAGCATCACCTCCGGCGAGGAGTCGATCAGCTACAGCAGCAGCGGCGCGATCAGCGCAGGAAGGGCTGCCTATGTTCAGGCAGCGACCGATCCGGCGGCACGTGCGCGCCTGCTGTATGCCATCATCTTGCGGGATCTTTCCGGCGTGCCGGATGCTCGCGGCATTAATCTGACCTATAAGGGGGTGTGAAGATGATCCTGGACAATGGCGCGGTTACGATCTTTAACCGTGTAACCAATGGGAGTGGAACCTCATTTTATGCGAGATCGATCGCGTCTGCCCACGTCATCAGCCATCGCCAGAACGGCCAGAGCACCCGCGGGCTCACTCCAGGGAGCGAGATCGACATCAACATCGACTGCACGGCCGAGCCGGTGCAGATCGGTGCGTATCGATACATCGACCCGGAGGGATGGGCAGCACTCGGAGATAAAACGGGATATATCACCCTGCAGCCCGGTCTTGACCTGATCATGGTCGGGGTCTGGGACGGGGAGGAAGTCATCGACAGCGGAGAATATTCGCGCGGCGGCTTCCCGGATTATCTTCGCCGGAACTACGCGGGGGTCTACAACCTCGCGAAGGCTTCGGGCCCGTTTAGCCTGATCCCCCACGTGGAACTGGAGGGCAACTAATGGCAACGCTAAGCATAGCAGAGCAGGAGCGGATCACCCCGGCCTTGATCGCGATACTCAACGAGTACCCCGATCTGGAGGGCGAGACGGTCAGGCTCGCAGATAACACGCAGACCGATGGCATCGTTCTATATCCCACAGCCGGCGCCGTGATCGTGGCGCAGCGCGAAGACATTCTCGGCGGGATCGAGCAGACCTGCAGGTACCCCGCCACCTTGATTTATAAAGTGTCAAAGGACTCACCCGCGAACCGTGAAGAAATCAAGGAGTTTTTGGACGCGATGGGCGCATGGCTGGAGAGGCTTGAGGTCGCGGAGACAATATCCAACATCACGTCCGGAGCCATCAGCCGAACCAGCCCGGCGTTCGTCGATTCGGTCGACGAAGCGGGCACGGAATACTGGCGTCTGGATATAGAACTTGACTACACGAATAAACGATTCGAAAGGAGCTAAACATGGCTTTTACTATCGCATCCGGTGAAGCAAAAAGAAAGGATTTGATCGCCTTTTATATCACCGATCCGACCAAGGCCGAGGCCCTCACCTTCGCGGTGGAAGACCTGGAGCCGATCGGCAAGGGCATCGAAGACATGCCCATCCAGATGAACGCCCAGAGCGAAGAGGGTCAGGATGTCCTTGGCAACTCTTACCATGACGTCACTGGCTACCAGCCGACCATGCAGGTGACGCCGCTCAAGCAGAATGGCGACAGCAAGCTGGCGACCTGGGTTGATACCGCCGTCGAGGAGGAATACACCCTCGACCAGCTTGTGATCCCGATCCTGATCGTCAAGAAGTACAAGACCGAAGGAAGCGACAACGCCGTAAGCTATCGCGCATGGGTGCAGAACTGCACCGTCGACCTTGAGTCCTTCGCGGATGGCCTTCGCGGCGTCGCGTCTTCCATGACGCTGAACTTCACCGGCGAGCGCAAGCTCGGCAAGGTTCTGGCAACCACGATGGCGTTCACGGCTGACACCTGAGAAGCAATAGGAGGCTGAATCATGGCTATTGTATTTAACTCGAAATATGTCAGAGAACCGATCACCGACAGCGAAGGCACGCAGCTGGGTGTTGCAATCTACAACCCCAAGGACGCAGGCATCGCCGATCGCTATCTCAAATATCTGCCGCTGCTTGAGGAGATCAAGAAGGACGCGGACGAGGGCAGGATCAGCACCCCGGAAGGGATGCAGGAGGTCTTCGCAAAGTGCCGCGAGTTTGCCGATATGGTCTTCGCGCCCGGCTTTTATGATAACGCATTCGCTCACGTGTCCCCGCTCGCAGTGGGTGAGGACGGCTCGATCTTTTACGTCGACGTCATTCAGGCGATCGTCGAGAAGATCACGGCGGAGGCGAAGAGATCCGCGTCGGCTAAGGCCAAATATTTGCAGGCATGAGCGCGAACCGCTGGAAACTGCCAACATCGCTCCGCGTAGGTCAAAAAGATAGACCGATACGGAGCGATTTTGCTAATTGCCTGGAGTGCATGATCGCCTTGCAGGATCCGGAGCTCGACGAGGTCGACCGTGCGGACGTGTGCTGCCGGCTGATCTACGGAAACGAGCAGGCCGAGGAGTTATACGCCGAAGGACTGACCGACGAGGCCATCCGCCGCGCGTTTGAGTTCCTCGGGCGGTCTAACGGGCCCGCTGAGCCGGATCCGGACGCGCCGGATCTTCCGGAGCTCGTGCACTGGGAGACGGACGCGCCGCTGATCTTCGACGCGATCAACAAAGGCAGGCAGACGGACATCCGCGAAACCGATATGCACTGGTGGACATTCCTCGGGCTCTATATGGAGATAGGGCAGAGCCTCTTCGCGACCGTGCTAAACCTTCGCCAGAAGCTCGCCAGAGGCACCAAGCTGGACAAGGAGGAGCGGCGCTTCCTGAATGAAAACCCGCACCTATTCCCGGAATCCGGCGGACTCAGCAAGGCCGACGAGGAGGAGATCCTCGCAATGCTCGGGCGATCGGCTAAGGAGAACGAATGAGCCTATATAACCTCTCGGACGTGTCCGCGACCTATAACGGCAAGAACTGCAAGGCCGAGACGCGCATCAATATGGGCCGGATAAGTCAGAACCTGAACCGGGCGCAGTATGTGCTCGACTCGCAGGTCATGGCCGACATGGTTCCGTTTATGCCGCGCGTCACGGGTCAGTTTATCGCCCGCACCATCACACAGTCGCAGAGCATCGCCGGAATGGGCGAGGTCGTGGCAGCTGCCGGGCCTTATGGCCGTTTTTTGTATCACGGTAAGGTCATGGTCGGAGTCACGAGCGGGAGCCCGTGGGCAATGCTCGGTGAAAAAAAGGTCGTCACGGATCGGAACCTGACATTTCAGTCCCCGACAGCCACGCCGCAGTGGTTCCAGGTCGCAAAGGGTCGATACCTTCAGCGCTGGATCCAGGCAGCCGCGGGAGTAATGGGAGAATGACATGGCAGCATATGACGGCGAGATAAGGATCGGCACCAAATTTGACCTTGAAGGCATCGAAGCCGCCGAAAAGGAGTCCGCAGGCGCGGGGGAGTCGATCGGAAAGAGTTTAGACAGAGGCTTCGAAGAGGGAAAGAAGAGCGCCCAGAACTTCGGGAGCATCGCGAAGACAGTAGCGTCCGGAGTTAAAAAGGCCTTTGAAGCTGCCATCGGTGTGATCACCGCGGCAGCGACAGCAGTCGCCGGCGTGGCGTCTGTCGGCATTAAGTACAACAGCGAGATGGAGGATTATCTGACGAACTTCTCCGTGCTTCTCGGCGGAGTCGAGGAAGCGGAAAAGCACGTCGGAAACCTTCGGGAGATGGCAGCGTCCACGCCCTACCAGCTCGGTGATCTGGCAGCCGTCACCCAGATGCTGATCCAGTACGGATCCAGCGCGGAGGACGCGGAAGAGTCTCTGCAGGTGCTCGGCGATATCGCGCAGGGATCCTCGCAGAAGATGCAGTCGATCGGCCTCGCATATGCTCAGATGTCCGCGGCGGGCAAAGTCTCGATGCAGGACGTCAAGCAGATGATCAACGCCGGGTTCAACCCGCTGGCAGCAGTCGCCAAGATGACCGGCGAGAGCCTCGCAGAGGTCACGGCGCGCCAGGAAGACGGAACCCTCAGCGTTCAGGAGATCACCGCGGCGATGAAGGCAGCGACCGAGCAGGGCGGCCAGTTCTATCAGTCGATGGAGAAGGCCAGCCAGACGGTCAGCGGTCAGATGTCCACCCTCAAGGACAACGCGCGGGCATTAGCGGGCCAGATGGCCGAGGGCCTGTCCTCGGAGATCGGCTCCAAGCTGCTGCCGTCGATCAACAAGGCGATCGACGAGATCTCGGCATCCTTCGAAAAGGGAGGATTTGACGCCGCGAGCCTGACCGCCGGCTCCTTTGTGTCTAAGTTCATCACCGATATGGCCAAGCAGGCCCCGAAGGTGATCAAGACGGGAGTCAAGGTTCTGGAGTCGGTCATCAAGGGCCTGACGGACAACGCCGGAGAGATCGCAGGGGCGTGCGTGGATATCGCGAAGGCCTTCGCGGAAGGGATCGGCGACATCTTGCCGGTGATCTACAACGCGGGCAAGCAGGTTTTAATCGAGTTCACGCGGGCACTGCTGGGCAAGGAGATGGCGAACAAGCTCGAGCAGACGATCGGGAAGATCGAGCAGGCGTTCCGGACGATCTGGGAGGCGCTGAGCCCCGTCGTTGAGTCACTGGAGCGATCGCTCGCGCCGGTGCTGGATCTGGTGCTGAACCTCATCGGATCCGCGGCGGACATGATAACGAGCTTCGCGCCCTTGCTGAATACGCTCGGCGGGATCCTCTCGCTCGTGGCCGATCTGGTCGGATGGCTCGCCGAAGGGCTCGCCAAGCTGACCGAGAACGGCGTCGCGGCTTCGGTCATGGCGACCGCACTCTTCGGCGCGTGGGGTCTCGGTGCCGTAGCGCTCAATGAGCTGCTTGGGCTGATGACCAAAACGGAGCACAGCACCCACGCGATGACGGAAGAGCAGGCGGAGCTGGTCAACTCAACCAGGGATCTGATCGCTGCACAGGACGAACGGCACCAGCAGGCGGCAGACCTCGCAGATGATCGGCAGGCAGAGATCAAGAGCGCGTCCGACCTTTGGGCGGAGCTGCAGCGGTGCACGGATGAGAACGGAAACATCCTCCAGGGCTACGAAGAACGCGCGGAGTTTATCGCCGGCGAGCTGTCGTCAGCCCTCGGCATCGAGATAAGCATCGTTGACGGCCAGATCCAGAAGTATGGAGCCCTCAAGCAGTCGATCGAGGAAATTATCGCCGCGAAGCGCCTCGAAATCACTTTAGACGCTTATAAGGATGACTACATCGAGACACTGAAAGAGCAGAACGAGCTGCAGGAGCGATACACCCAGATCGCAAGCGACGCCGCCGCGGCTGAAGAAGAGTGGAACGAGATCAAGGCGGATGCGTATCTTGTGCAGCAGTCGCTGGCTGATGGCACGAACGATTACATCCGGATCCTCGCAAAATACAACGGCAGCCAGTACGAGCTGCAGATGGCACTCGCGGACGCCGAAGCAAAAAGCAACGATCTGCATTTTGCCCAGGAACAGCTCGGCGACCAGATCGCAGAAAATGAAATATTTATAGCCAACTACGAGAGCGCGCTCGGCGCCACGACCGGATCGGTCGAAGAGATGACCGCCGCGCAGTACGCTCTAAGAAACGGCATGAAGACGGCCACCACGGCCACCCGTGAAGAGCTGCAGGCTCAGCTGACCGAGTACGCGAAGAAGTACGAGGAGATGCGAAAGACGGTCGAGAGCGGATCCGGCGAGATCACGCAGGCACAGCTCGACGAAATGGCCGCAATGGTGCAGGCCGCCAAGACCGAGCTCGACAAGTTCGACGCGCAGTTCGGCACCTCGATGGATCAGACGGTCGAGACGATCAACACGATCGACTACGAGAGCCCCATCCGCGACAAGATCGACGACACGGCAGCAGCCGCGGCCGATCTGGCGAAGGCGGTCAAGGATAACATCGGAGCCGTTGACGCTTACACATCCGGAGCCAACACGGCGCAGGGATACATCGACGGCATGAACTCGAAGAAGGCGGCGGTCGCTTCCGCAGCCTACGCGATCGGCTCGGTCTCGGTCGACAACCTGAACAAGGCGACAAGGCAGCACTCGCCCTCGCGAGCAACGAGGGAGAGCGGCGTCAACTTCGACCGCGGCTACATCATCGGCATGGAGTCCTTGCGGACGAAGGTTGAGAGAGCGGCCCGGTCGATCGGTGCGGCATCCCTCGGCGGGCTGAACAGCATCAACCCGACGCGGGCGATCCCTCCGGTGCCTCGCCTGGCATCCGGAGCGGTCATCCCGCCGAACGCGCCATATCTGGCGGTGGTCGGAGACCAGAAGCGCGGCACCAACGTGGAGACGCCTCTCGATACGATCAAGCAGGCGGTGGCCGAAGTGATGGGAAGCGGGAACGGATCCCCGAACATCATCCGCGTATATCTCAGCGGGCGCCAGATCTACGAGGCGGTGCTCGACGAAGACAAGCGCGAGCAGATAAGCACGGGCCGGAGCGGCTTCGCGACGGCGTAAGGAGGGGAAACAATGGCGAATTATTACCAGATCGGCGGGGTATCGATCAGAGCCCCGCTTTCCTGGCAGCTTACACGGCAACCGGTCACAACGCCATACAGCGACCAGCAGACCCTCGACGGCTCGCTCCATCGCTCGCTGCTTGGCTGGCGTGACAGCTTCGCGGTCACCTTCCCGCCTTTGACGGATGCGGAGTTTCGCACCATCAAGGCACAGATCGCGAGCAACTACAGCGTCTGGACTTATCCGACGGAAGACGAGACGACCGCGACGCAGACCTTCACGGTTTCGAAATATGTCGCCCCGCTGGCAGTCGTGAGGAAGGACGGCGTCAAACTCTGGCGCGGGCTGTCGTTCACTCTAACGGGGGTGGCCATCCATGCGTAACCTGACGACGGCAGAGATCGCAGCGCAGCAGGCAGACAGCAAGCAGGTCTGCCGCGTCTCGGTCGGCCTCAGCGACGGGACGACCCTCGAACTGACTGGCGCGGACATTATCTCGATTAATGGAACCGGCACGGCGCTGAGCGGTGACAGCTTCGCGCCCGGCGCGGTGTGCGCTTCCACGATCGAGATCATCATCAACAATATAGAACACACATACGACGGGATCGAGTGGGTCGGCGCGGAGTTTGTGCCATACATCGCGGTGCAGCCGGTCGACGGCTCGGCGACGGTATGGCACCAGCTGCCGACCTATACGGCGATCAATCCGATCGAGCAGAACACCGAATTGATCCGGGTCGACGCATACGACGCGATTTACAAGCTCGCCACCACCTACGACGGCGGGCTGACCTTCCCGGCCACGTGCCGGCAGATCGCCAACTATTGCGCGGCAGCTTGCCGGATCACGATCGACCAGACGGCCTTCGCGAATGAAGGCTACACCGTCGCCGAGCTGAGAGACGCAAGCGGCGGGGAGCTGACATACCAGCAGATCCTCGCGTGGGTGATGCAGATCACCTGCAATTATGCATACATGAAGCCCGACGGCGTTCTGGCCTTCCGGTGGTTCGGCACTCTCGAGGATCCGGATCACACCCTCGGGGTCGGCTCGGTCTACTCGCTGAATAAATCGACCAACCCGGTGACGATCACCGGCTCAAAGGTCAAGGCAATGGGCACCCTCGAGGACTACGGCGAGACCTACCTCGTCGGATCCGAGGGCTACGTCATCGAACTGGACGAGAACCCGCTCGTCCTGGAAGGATCCGCGCAGACGGTCGCCGAGTTTCTGGCTGCCGGGCTGAACGGTCGAACCTTCCAGCCGATGCAGGTCTCGATCCTCCCAGATCTGGCGATCGAGCTCGGCGACAGCTTCCGGGTGTTAAGGACATCGATCAACCAGACGGGCGACCCGCTTCTCGGTTATGTCACCGGCCTGAGATGGTCGCTAAACGGATTAACGCGCCTTGAGTGCCGCGCGCAGGATGAGGTAACCCAAAACCTCAGGACTTTCTCGCAGAACGTTTCTGCGGCCATCAGGGCGGCGAAATACATCGACCAGAAGGTCAGCGGATACGATCAGGCCGTCGAGTACGTGAACGGCCTCGCGGCGAACACGCTCGGATTTTTCACCACGACCGAAGAAGTGACCGGCGGTGGCATCATCCAGTATTGGCACGACCGGCCCGATCTGGGGCAGTCCACCTATGTGTACAAGCTCGGCGCGGACGGCTTCTTCGTCAGTTCGGACGGCGGAGCGACCTACACCGCCGGATTCGACGGGGACGGCAACGTCGTGGCGAACATTCTCGCAGCGATCGGCATCAGGGCGGAGTGGCTCGATATCGATGGAACCATCAACCGGATCAACGCCGACGGCACGACATCGATCGACAGCGCAAGGGTCACCGTGGACGGAACAGGGCTCCGGACGGTCATCAGCGAATTGAGCGACGGGGTCGCGTCAAACACGGCCATGATCCAGGATGCGAACGCCATCACGGCGCAGATCAGCTCGACGGTTGAGGGCATCGAGGGGCGCACGGCTGAGAATGAGAACGCCATCGACACGCTGACGACATGGATCACGGCAAACGCCGAAGGCCTGAGCATCGCCAGAAGCGACAGCACCCTGACGAGCAAATTCACCAACGAGTCCCTGCAGTTCCTGGACGATGGCACGGTCGTGGCCTATATCAACAATAAGCAGTTTTACATCAGCGCCGGCGAGATCACCGACAAGCTGACATTCAGACACGGCACCAGCGGCACCCAGTCGGCATACTGGGCGATGAACGCGGCGGGTCATATGATCTTAAAGAAAGGCAGCTAAAACATGGCAGCAAAGCAAGGAATATCTACGAGCTTAGGATCTGTATTGATCCACGGATACACAGCGGCCGGCGTTTTTTACGAGCCTTATCTCACTGAGACATACGACGAGGCCACGAACACCTCGACCCTGTCGATCGCCCACCGAATCCGCATCATGGAAGAATGGGGCGGTCGCTATGACATCCCCGACAGCACGCCGATATACGTCACGATTGACGGCACGACGACGACGCATACCTTCTCGTCTATGCCGTCCGTTTATCCGAACAACACGCCGGTCACGGTGCAGACGACGACCCACACCGTCACCCATAACAGCGACGGCGCGAAGACGATCACGATCTCCTGCCGCTGGAATAACTCCTCGGCAAGTTATCAGGGCGCGACCTCATCGAAGACCGTCAAGCTGACCACCATCCCGCGCGCGTCCTCGATGAGTTTTAATACGAGTCAGACGATGGGCACGGCGTACACCTTCACGATCAGCCGCGCGTCCTCCAGCTTCACCCACACGATCACATGGAGCTTCGGCGGTTCATCGGGTACGGCGGTAAGCTCCACAAGCTCCACCACCCCGAGCTTCACGCCCGCGATCGCGACCTTCGCCCCGAAGTGCACCAACGCGACAAGCGCGACCATCACCTACACCCTCAACACCTATTCAGGCTCGACCCTGATCGGCAGCAAATCCTACACCGCGACCCTTGCGGTACCTTCCTCTGTCGTCCCCTCTGTCAGCCTTGCGGTGAGCGCGGTCAACCCATTCAACAGCCTGTATCTACAGGGCAAGTCCGCGGTCAAGCTCACGGCTACGGGTTCGGTCTCCAGTGACCACGGCGCGACCATCCGCTCCTATAGCTTTCAGGTGCTCAACAGCGCAAGCACGGCGGTGTCTTCGGGATCATCCTCGACATCGTCCACGAGCGCGACCCACACAAGCGGAGTCCTGACGGGGTCGGGGTCACACACTTGCAAGGTGACCATCACCGACAGCCGAGGACGAACCGCGACAGCGACGAGGACGATAACAGTCACGGCGTACAGTAAGCCCGTATGGGGCACGACATCAGCCTACCGATGCGACAGCGCGGGCGATGTCGCTGAGGAAGGGACATATATCGCCCTGACCGCGATGGCGCAGTATTCGGCGGTGAGCGGGAACAGCATCATCCTGACCTATCAGACCAAGGAGTCCACGGCTTCGTCATGGAGTAGCGCCACGAGCTACACCAACGGGCAGAAGACCATCATCGGCTCGGCGTACGACATCACCAAGGCGTACAACATTAAGGTGACCGCGACCGACACGGTCGGGAACACGATCACCACCACCCTGTACGTGTCGACATCGGCGGTCGGTATCGATTACGACCCGACAAACAACACGCTCGGTCTGCTGAGGTACGCGCCTGCCGGGTCGAATGATGCCGTCTACATGCCGAAAGGATACGCTTTCGGCCCGGATGGGGCTACCTTCTCGCCTCTCGCAACGGAGCGACAATTTGGCGCGCTCGCACGTGCACCTATAGGGATTCAGCTTGTTTCGTTTGAGGATCTTGGCACGAGTTCGGGAATGAATGAGACCTTCGCGAGTAAGTGGCTCAAGTACATCTGCGCGAACTACGC